GGCCGCCGGCTGATCATCAACGACAACCTCGGCTACATCACCCGGATCATCCAGGTGCTGGGTCGTGGCGTGGCCACCTTCGAGGCCAACCAGATGTGGGCGCTGATCACTGGCAACGCCAAGTGCACCAGCGATGGTGTGGCGCTGTTCCACGCCAGCCACAACAACACCGGCACCGGCGCGATCGGCGTGACCTCCATCTCGGAAGCGCGTCAGAAGATGCGCAACCAGAAGGACTTCACCGGCAAGAACCCGCTGTATGTGGAGCCTCGGTACATCCTGCTGCCGACCACGCTGGAGACGACTTTCGAGCAGTTCAACGCTCCCTTCTCGCCGACCCAGACCAGCAACGTGAACCCGTTCACGGGCAAGCTGACTGCGATCGTCGAGCCTCGTCTCGATGCAAGCAGCACCGCTCAGTTCTACGTCGTGGGCGATTACCCCGGTGTGGACAAGCTGGTCTATGGCTACCTGGAAGGCGAAGGCGGTCCCAGCATCGAGTCTGTGAGCGGCCGCGATCCTGACGGTGTGACGACCTACCTGCGCCACAGCTTCGGCTGCCACGTGCCGCAGCACCAGGCCTTCTACCGCTCCACTGGCGCCTGATCCCGACCCCTGTTCCTTGAGGACTGATCCATGAAGAACCACGTACAGAACGGGCGCTACCTCGAGGTAGCGCTGCCCTACGCCCGAGTGGGCGGTGAGGGCGTTCAGGTGGGCGCCGGCCTGTTTGGCGTCTGCACCGTCGATGGCGCTCAGAACGATGTGATCAACATCGACACCGAGAGCGTGTACGACCTGACCGCCGCAACTGGCGCCAGCACTGATGCTGCCGTCGGCGCGCTGGCCTACTGGGACAACAGCGCGAAGAAGGTGACGCCCGTCGTGGGCAGCAACCTGCTGATCGGTGTCTTCCTGGCGGCGAAAGCCACCACTGACGCCATCGCTCGCGTGAAGATCGGCTGAGCGTAAACAGCCATGCGCAACTTCATCCAGAACGGGCATTATCTCGATGTGACGCCATCGAGCGCCTACGCGGGCGGTGAGCTCGTGCTGCTGGGTGATGTGGTGGGCGTGGCTGTTACAGACATCAGCGCGAACGAAACCGGTGTGATCTGCTGCAGCGGGGTGTTCGAGTTCTCGAAAGACCCTGCTGCTGTTGTCGCACCGGGTGATCATGCTCACTGGGACGTGGCGCTTAAGCGAGTGACATCGCACGGTGGCAATACACCAGTGGTTGGGGACATCACGGCGGTTGATGGTGACATGGTGCACCTGAAGATCTACGGGCACACGTTGGCGAAGAGCTGATGATCAACGACCTGGCGAATCGTGCTTTGGGCGCTGTGGTGAGCGTGATGGGGGAACCTGTCATGATTACCCGCGGGCAGAGCACGGTCCAGGCTCGTGGCGTCTTTCAAGCCAGTCATGTGGGCCTGGATCCGGAGACCGGCGTTCAGGTCCGCTCTACGCAACCTGTCGTACTGGTGCAGCGCGGCGAGCTGCCCTGGGATCCAAAGCAAGGCGACACGGTGGTGGCTCGCAGCACCACCTACCGTGTGAGAGACGCACAGCCTGACGGGCACACCGGCTGGCTGCTCATGCTGCACAGAACCAACACCGGAGCGTTGTGATGAGCCTGCTGAGCTTCCTTGGTGCTGACGGTCGAGGGCGCACCGCATCTGAAAGCGACCGGTTGCCGATCGAGGTGCTCGGGGCCCCGACTGTTGCGCGCCAACTGACCGCCACCAGCACCGGACAAAACCAGCAGCTGACTGCCACCTGCCGGCGGATCAGCATTCGCTGCCGTACAAGCGACTGCCGGATCACCGTCGGCACGACCAACCAGGCTGATGTGGTGAGCGCAACGGCCTCGCATTTCATCCTGGCGGGTGAGCGCGTCGACTTTGCGGTGCCTCCTGGCGCGCACCTGGGCTACATCCGCGATGCTGCAGTCGGCAACGATGGCATTTTGTGCGTGACGGAGCTTGGCTGATGCAGCTGAGCGCTACGCGAACAACGTTCACCGGTCAGTCGCTGGCTGATGCAGCCGATCAGGAATGGGGTTTTCTGGTACAAGAAACCGGCTACGAGCTTCTTTACGAAGACGGCGCTGCAATCGCTCTTGAAGCTTTTCTAAGGTGGGGCTCTCTTGCTCAAGAAACTGGCTATCAACTTCTCACGGAAGACGGGATGAGCATTGCGCTTGAAGCTTATGTGAGCACGACGCCGTGACACATCCGCGCACTGACATTCGCAACGCTTTTGTGACCCGTTTGGGCCAGAACACCGCGACAGCGCCAGCGCCGGCCGCCTATCGCACATCCGCAGGTCCGCGGATCTTCAAGGGTCGGCTGATGCCGATTGAGGAGCCTGAGCTGCCCGCGATCGTTGTGCATACCCGCGAACCGGAAGAAGTGCAGGAACGCAGCCCCTCAGGCTGGGACGGCTTTGAGCGGCGTCGCTGCATCGTCTCTGTCGTCTGCATCGCGCAAAGCTTCGACGACATCGACGCCGATCTTGACAGCATGGCCGGCCAGGTAGAGGCCGCACTGCAGAGCTGGACAATCCCCGGCTTTGAGTCGAGCGATGCGCTGTTGCTGGACACCAGAAGCGACGACCCGGAGTTTGACGGCAGCCTGACCACTGGCGCCACAACGCTGCGCTACGTCGTCAGCTACCGCACGCCCTACCGCGAGTGCAGTAATCCATACGTCATCGAGGGCGGCTCTCTGGAGCAGAGCGGCGCCTATCCTGGTGGTCAGGTCACGCCGGGCTGTCCAGCAGATAACACAGGCGCCGCCTGCCCGGTGGGCAACGCCACCATCTACGCGAACGAGGAGCAGCTCTGATGGCCACCACCCGCAAGCGCGCACGCACCGCTGCAGGCCAGTTTCAGGCCGACGATCCGGCCACCACGGAGCGCAACGAGGCCTACGTGCAGGATCTGCCCCTTAACGTCGACAGCCTGGCCACGTTCATGGAGATCGAGCAGCCGGACCGTGAGCGTCTGGGCAAAGCGCTGGAGCTGGCGTCTACTGCGGCCGCCGCTGTGCTCGGCCGGCCGGTGCGCGCTGCTGAGCCCCATGGCGTGCGTCACGGCTTGCACATGCTTGCCTCGCAGCTGCTGATCAAAGACCAGCTTGATGGCGCTCCCAGCGGCGTGGAGATTCCGGCCGTCGTCCGCTACCTCTGGAAGACCGCAGGCTGATGCTGGGCGTCAACCGCTCTGATCAGCTCACCAGCGGTGTTGGCTCCGCCGAGAGCACGGATCATGCGCGCCGGCTGAATAACGTTGCGCGCTACGGCACCGTGGCCGAGGCCGATTACACCGGAGCTACAGCAGGCTTCCCGGCGATCCGTGTGCAGCTCCAGGACGGCGAGATCCTGAGCGACTGGGTGCCATGGTTCACGCCGCGCGCCGGGAAGGACCGCGTGTGGGATCCGCCGGAGGTGGGTGAGGTGGTCATGCTGCTGGCCCCGTCCGGCGAGCTGGCGAACGGCGTCGCCATTCCTGGGCTGTTCTCCAACGGCAATGCGAACGGTGATCGCCCCGGTCTGCAGCGCCGCACCTACGACGATGGCACCGTCATCGAATACGACCGCCAGGCCAACAAGCTGTTCCTTGACGTCAAGGGCGACGTGCAGATCAAGGCCACCGGCAAGATTGAGATCGAGGCTGAAGGCGATCTGAAGCTGGTCGGCGACAGAATCGATCTGAACCCATAGGAGGCTGGTCATGGCAGGCATGAGCCGCACCGACGCCACTGCCCTCGGCGGCTTCGATCATCTGCGCCAGTCGATCCAGGACATCCTCACCACGCCGATCGGCACGCGCGTGCACCGGCGCGACTATGGCAGCCGGATCCCGCGGCTGGTCGACCGGCCGATCAACAACGCCCTGGTGGCGGAGCTGGTGGCCGCAACTGCCGAAGCGCTTGATCGGTGGGAGCCACGCCTGCGGCTGGAGCAGGTGAAGATCGATAGCGTGTCAGACGCCGGGCAGATCAGCCTTAGCCTGGTCGGGTACTACCTGCTCAACGGGCAGAAGATAGAGATCGAGGGGTTGGTGGTCTGATGGCGACGCTCGACTTCAGCAGCATTCCCGATCCGGAGATCATCGAGGAGCTCGATTACGAGACAATCCTCGCGGCGATGATCGCCGATCTGCAGGCGCGCGATCCGTCCTACACCGAGATTCTCGAAAGCGACCCGGGCATCAAGATCCTTGAGGTTGCTGCGGCACGCGAGCTGATCCTGCGGCAGCGCGTGAACGATGCGCTGCAAGCAACTCTGTTGCGCTACGCCATCGGCGGCGACCTGGGCAACCTCGCTGCGTTCTATGGCGTCACCCGCCTGGAAGGTGAAGACGACGAGTCGCTGCGGCTGCGGACGATCGAGCGGATCATGGGCAGCAGCACCGCCGGCGGCGCGGCCTGGTATCGCTACCAGGCGCTGACCGCCAGCCCGCTGGTGAAGGATGCAGCGGTAAGTTCACCCAACCCTGGCGAGGTGCTGGTCAGCATCCTGTCGACGCAGGGCGATGGCACGCCCGGCAGCAGCCTGTTGAACACCGTCGACACCGTGCTGCAAAGCGACACTGTGCGCGTGATCACTGACGTGGTGACTGTCGCTGGGGCCACGATCAACACGGTGCCGGTGACAGCGCAGGTTTATCTCTATCCCGACACGCCGATCGAGGTGTTCAACGGTCTGCAAGCCAGCCTGTCGGCTGCGTTTGCAGAAGCATCAGGTCTTGGATGGGACGTCACCCGCTCATGGCTGATTGCACAGCTGCATCCTGCTGGCGTGCAGCGCGTGAGCTTGACGGCGCCTGCAGCTGATGTAGTCTGCGGCCCCACGCAGGCGCCAGCGCTCGGGACGATCACGCTCACCATGGCGGGGCGTGACCGATGACAGCAAACCGCTACGACCTGCTGCCGCCTAACGCGACGCAGCTGGAGCGGGATTTTTCGCGGGCGATCAGTCCGCTACCAACGCTGGGCCCGCAGCTGAACTGGGAGCTGCTGGGCGAAAACAGCGCCGAGCTGCTTAGCGAAGCCGGAAGTGCAATGCTTCTGGAAACATCTGCGCCGCTGAGGAAGCCAGGCGGCGCAGTGCCGATCATCCGCACGGCGAAGCGCACCAACATCCCCGACAGCGTGGTGCCGTGGCTGATCTATGAATACGGCCTGGGCGAGATCCTGCCGTATCTGGGCAACAACCAGCGGCGCGCCATCGCAGAGGGCGTGCTGTGGCAACGGATCCGGGGCACGCGAGAAGCAGTCCGCGTCGCGTTGAGCTGGATCAACATCGCCGGCCTGGTGGAGGAGTCGGAAGCCGGCACCTATCGGTGGGCTGAGTATCAGTTAGGACTGAGCGCCGGCACCACCGGCGAGCAGATCATCACCGACATCGTGGGCGTCACGCGCATCAGCAGCCCTGTGCGCTCGCGTCTGCAGCGGATCTACGCGGTCTACGACTTCCGCCGCTTCGTGCTGGACGACAGCCTGCTGAGCGACGGCGGGATGCTGAGCGATCACAGCGGTGTGCGGCCGCGGCCGGACTGGCCGCAGATCAGCTACGGCCAGATTCATTCCGCTCTGGTGACGGCGGATGCAACAGCAAGCGGCGGACACACGGCGGTGATCAGTCTGCTGGTCCGCAACTTCGATCGATTCCTGCTCGATCACAGCCTGATCGACGAGGAGTGGCACACGATCAACCATCCAGCGCTGCTCACCACGCAGGAAGGCGTGAGCGCCAGCTATCTGGGGCAGACATGGGCGCCAGCAACCTGGGGCCCACGTGTGATCGCCTCTGATGAAGTGGCTTTTGCGCTGGAAGCTGGCGGCGCATTGCTGCTGGAGGATGGCGAGGTGATGGCGACGGAAGAGTATCCACCTGTCACCGAAACCTGGAATGATGTGAACGTGATCGTCAGCACCGCCCACGAGGCCACCTACGACGGGGTGTTTGCTCTGGAGGCTGGCGGATCTATCCTGGCTGAAGACGCGCGCGTTCTTGCGCTTGAGGACTACTCGACATGACCGACACGCCCCGCAAGATTTCCGAGCTGGCACTGCTGGATAGGCCTGCAGCAGAGGATTACCTTCCGATCGTTGACGTCAGCGAACCAGCGCTTGCAGATAAGAACAAGCGGATGTATGCGCATCAACTTCTGAAGCAAGCAAGTCATCGGCCTGTTTTGCATCGCGGCTCTTTGTTCAGCAAACCAACGGCTACCACCTTGCAGGTTGTTGGTGGCGCCATGCTGAACGGTCATTTTTATCAAGCCGCCACTGCCGTGACGATGCCCGGCAGCTTCAGCAACAACACCGACTACGCCATTTGGCAGCACCCCACCACGGGGGCGTTGGTGGCCGATGCCAGCTTCACAACAGCGCCGGCCGGAGCTACCGGCGGCTCGGTGGTGGGTGGCTTCCATTACATCCCCAGCGGACGCCCCACAGCCATTAACAACGGCAGCCCCACAGCAGCAGCCGAAATCCTTGAGTTCAGCCTCTGGGATCTCACCTGGCGCCCGAGCTGCCCGGATCCTCGCGGGATGGCTTGCATCAACGATGCGTTCTGGATTGATCTGTACCTGGCAGGCGCCACCAGCTATGCCGGCACCACTTTCTCTGCGGTGCCCAGCAGCAAGATCGGCCTGACCATCGCTGACGGTTCCAGCGCACCGCTGGTGCCCGCCCAATACGGCGGCGACGGCAGCACCACCTACGGCAGCTTCACCTGGTTCGAGGCCTCTGAGATGGCGGCCAGCTTTGGCAAGCGGCTGCCGTTCTATGCCGAGTTTGCGGCGGCCGCCTATGGCGCCCCAGAAGCCACCAGCCGTGGTTCTGATCCAGGCACCGTGACCTGGGAGCGAGCAAGCAAGTTCGGCCTGGCTCAGGCAACTGGCGTGATGTGGCAATGGGGCGCTGACTACGCCCTGGCCGGCAGCCCGGCAGCATGGACTACTGGAGTCACTGAAGGTCGAGGGGACGTCTACGACAGCGGCTTCTCGCGCGCCGTCATCCTCGGGGGCAGCTGGGGCAACGGATCCAATGCCGGCTCACGTTGTGCCCTCTGGCTCCTCACTCCTTGGGGCTCCCTCGTCGACGGTGGGGCGCGTTTTGCGGCCGGGCACCTGGTGCTTGCTTAGGAGGCGCGGCAGCGCCGACTCTCCGCATGACAAGCAAGCGAGCCTCCGCGGATCCATCCAAGGAGGCTCATGGCCTCTACATGGTCGAGAAGTACGGCGACGGGCAGAATGGGCTTATCCACCTTGGTCTTGCAGCACCATGTTGATCAACACCTCGGCTGACTTGCACTCTGTAGAGGTCGGCCCTGAGCATCTGGCTTTCCTGCAGTCGCTCCTGAATGACTACGTGACCTACGACGACGCCGAGTACCCTGACGGCCATAACCGATCCTTGCTGCCAGGTGATGACGGCTTCATCGAGCCGGTTATCCGTCGTGAGTGGAACGCTGCCGCAGCCGCAAGCTGGGGATTTACAAGCCGAAAACAAATTGAGACGGCCTTGCGGCAATGAGCCTGCCCTGGAGCTGACTCCTATGATGGCCACAAGGGACTAGGGACTCGATGGCGGCGATCCTGACCACATCTGGCCGCGTTGCCATCGCAACGGCGATCAAGGCGCGCACCGCTCACCTCGCCTGGGGCAGCGGTGACGCCGCATGGGGCATCACACCCCCGGCGCCTGCCGCCAACAGCACCGCGCTACTGGCCGAAGTGGGCCGCCGCAAAGCCAGCCAGGTGGAGTTCTGCACGCCGGACGCCAACGGCGCCATCAGCGTGCCCGAGGGCAAGTTCTCAATCTCAGGCAGCGCCACCAACAGCCTCTACTTCAAGTTTCACTTCGAGTTTGAAGAAGCGGTGGGCTCCACCATCCGCGAGACCGCAATCTTCCTGGACACCGTTCTCGCAGCCGGCGTCCCAGCCGGGCAGTTCTACCTGCTCCCGGCTCAGGTGGCCCAACCCGGCACCCTGCTGGTGATCGAGCGGCGGGCCCCGATCATCCGTGAGATCACAACCCGTCAGCTGTTCGAGTTCGTGGTGACCTTCTGATGACGCTGACCGGCTACTACAACCGCTTTGATGCGGCAGACCGCTACGACGAGCTGCTGTTTCGCGCAGGCAAGGGCCTGCAAAGCGCTGAGCTCAACGAGATCCAGAGCGGACTGATCGACCGTCTCCGGCGCATCGCTGATGCCGTCTTCAAGGATGGCGCCGTGATCAGCGGCACGCCCCCGACGATCAGCGCCACCACGATCAACTGTCCGCTCAGCCTGATCTACCTGCGCGGCGCTGTGCGCGAGGTGCCGGCGCGCAGCTTCACAATCAGCGCCACCGGCCTGGTGCGGATCGGGGTCTATCTCCTTGATGAGGAGATCACCGAGATCCAGGATCCCGACCTGCGTGATCCGGCTGTCGGCACCCGCAACTACAACGAGCCCGGCGCCGGCCGTCTTCGCGTCACACCAACCTGGGGCCGTGAGGGCGACGGCAGCACCGGCGTCTTCTATCCCGTCTGGACCGTCATCGACGGCGCGGTGATCAGCCAGTCCGGCAGCAACACCGGCGACGCCTTCACCGAAGCGCTGGCCCGCTACGACCGCGAGAGCAACGGCTCCTACATCGTCACCGGTCTCAGCGTCACCGCCCTGGGCCTCGCGGCCGGCGTCAACACGTTCTCGGTCAAAGACGGCACAGGCAACATCTACGGCTACAAGATCGACAAGCTGGCCAGCACCCGGCTCAACTACGCCGAGGATCCTGACCTTGAGGTGGTCGACGCTGAGCCTGACACTTTCACCGGAAGCACCGGCGGCAGCGCCACCATCCAGGCCAACCGCTTCCCGCTGGAGAGCATCCTGGAGGTGGTGATCACCCGCGAAAAGACTGTCAGCCTCACCCGCGGCGGCGCCAGCGGCGGCCAGGACAGCCTGCCGGATGTGTCGGTGCTATCCATCCAAAGCATCAGCCAGGGCGCCACCACCTACACCGCCACGACGGATTACTTCCTCAACGGCGACAAGGTGGACTGGAGCCCTGGCGGCGCCGAACCGGCCCCCGGCTCCACCTACTCGATCACCTACCGCTACCTCGGTCAGGTCGCTCCGACCAGTGTTGACCTCCAGGCTGGCACCTTCACGGTGACCGGCGCCGTCAACGGCACCCTGGTGCTTACCGACTACCGCTGGAAGCTGCCGCGCTACGACCGCCTCTGCATCGACCGTGAGGGCAACTTCTCACGCGTAAAAGGCATCAGCTCGCGGTTCAATCCCCTGCCGCCTTCGGTGCCTGGCAACCTGCTGGCGCTGGCGACGATCGAGCAACGCTGGGGCCTGACGCCCGTTATCAGCAACGACGGCATCCGGGCGATCCCCTTTGATCAGTTGGAGCGGATGCGCTCTTTGATCGTTGACCTGTTCGACCTGGTAGCGCTGGAGCGGCTGCGCAACGACATCAGCTCACGCGAACCCAGCAGCAAGCGCGGCGTCTTCGTTGATCCGTTCCTCGATGACGACCTGCGGGATCAGGGCATCACGCAGAGCGCCGCGATCGTCGAGGGCATCCTGCAGCTGCCGATCGCGCCAACGGTCTACCAGGCGCCTGAGAACAACGCGCAGGACTGGATGCTCGAATACACCGAAGTGGTGGTTCTGGAGCAGACGCAGCAGACCGGCAGCAGCCCGATCAACCCTTACCAGGCGTTCGATCCAATCCCTGCCGCCATCACACTTACGCCTGCCGTTGATCGCTTCACCGTGGTCAACACGATCTGGACATCGCCAGCGACGCGGCAAATCAGAACGTGGCTGGGTGCAACCGGGCGTTTTGCGGTCGACAGCGTGATCACCACGACTCGCACCGAGCTGCTCAGCGAGACCGAACGGCCGGCCGAGTTCCTACGCCAAATCCAGATCAACTTCACCCTCGCGGGCTTTGATCCCGGTGAGACGCTCACCGAGGTCAAGTTCGACGGGATCGACGTCACCCCCGCCTGATCGCCATGCCACTCACAGCCAACGGATCCGGACAGATCACGGGGTCATTCACGATCCCGGCCAACGTGCCTGTCGGCACCAAGCGCGTCACTTTCCTGGGCAACCAGGGCAGCTTCGGCGCCGCGCGCTTTATCGGCTCCGGCACGATCCTCACCCGCACGCAGCGCCAGCTCACCACGATCGAAACCCGGTTCTGGGATCCGCTGGCGCAAACCTTCCGCCTCGAGCAGGGCCGCCACGTCACCAGCGTGGAGTTCAAGTTCACGGCAAAGGGCAGCAACAGCAACAACGTCTACCTGGAGATCCGCGAGACCGAGGTGGGCCTGCCCAATGCCGTCACTCTCGCCGAGGGCGTGATCCTCGGCAGCTCCATCACGGTTGGCCAGTGGAACAAGATCAGCCTCACCCGGCCCGTCTACCTGGAGCCCGGCGTCGAATACGCCATGGTGCTGCTGACCGATGACCCCACTCATGCAGTGGGCCTGGCGGAGCTCGGCAAGTTTGATGCGGCTGCCGGCGCGTTTGTCACCAGCCAGCCGTACACGATCGGCACCATGCTCAAATCGAGCAACGCCTCGACCTGGACGCCGGTGCAGGAGTCGGACCTGACCTTCAGGATGTATGCGGCCAACTTCACCAGCACGACCCGCACGGTGAATCTGGGCCAGCTGCGCGGCGCCACAGTGCTGAGCATCACGCGCGCAGGCGCGACTGCAACGGTCAATACCAGCACGCCTCATGGCTTTGTGACCGGGCAGAAGGTGGTGATCAGCGGCGCGACGCAGAGCGATTACAACGGCGCCTTCACAATCACCGTCGTCAACACCACCCAGTTCACCTATGCCGTCGCCAACAGCCCGGTGACGCCCGCCACCGGCACAATCCGCCTGCAGGCTGGCGACATCACCGACCTGGTGGCGCTCGCTGGCGTGGAGCGGATCACCAACGCCACTGATGTGGAGTTCATCTTTGAGCGGCCCGACGGCAGCCAGATCCGCGGCGCTGACAATGCCCACATCCAGCTGGCTGAGGATCTGAACCTGGCGCTCACCATGAAGGCGTTGCTCAAGGGCACCGCTACCGAGTCGCCTTACCTGTTCGCTGGCAGCCAGGCGGTGCTCGGCAACCTTGGCGAGACGGGCACCTATGTGAGCCGCGCGATTCCCTGCGCAGCCAATGCAAAGGTCAGCTGCACCTTTGAAGCCTTGCTGCCTGGCGCATCGAGCATGACGGTGGAGTTTCAGAAGAGCGACAACACATGGGAGACGGTGAGCCTGACCAGCAGCAGCGCTGTGGGCGATGGCTGGGTGGAGCAGATCTACACCGTGGCCAGCTTTGCGGCTGGCGGCTCAAATACGCGTGTGCGCCTTGTGCTGACTGGCGCTGCAGCGGCCAGACCGCAGGTGCGTCAGCTTCGTCTCGTGGTGATCTGACATGCCGATTGACGATCGGACAATCAACCGCAGCTACCAGCTGCCGAACGCCGCCAACCAGCTGCTGGAGGATGTTGCGCGGCTGCGTGCGGCGCTGAGCTCGATCGACGCTGACATCTTCGCTCGGTACACCAAGACCGAAGTCGATCAGCTGATCACCAACCTCATCTCTGGCGCGCCAGGTGCGCTGAACACGCTGGACGAGCTGGCCGCTGCGCTGGGCGATGACGCCAACTTCGCGGCGACGGTGACGAACCAGCTGGCGCTAAAGGCTGACTCGAGCAACGTCTACAGCAAGGCCGAGGCTGATGCGCGTTATGTGCAGGGCTCGACGCAGACCGAGATGGTGTTTATCGCCACGGCGAACCAGTCGGTGTTCACGCTGAGCACAGCGGTGATCAACAAGCCGTCTGCGCTGGTGACGGTTGACGGTGTTGTGCAGCCGACGAGCGAATACAGCCTGAACATGGCGGGCACTGAGCTCACGCTGAGTGAGGGCGTGCCGGTGGGCACGATCGTGCGCGTGCTGGCGCTGGGCGTGGCGTCTGCTGGCGCGCCGGCTGATGACACGATCACCACGATCAAGCTGCGTGATCTGGCGGTCACAGCGGCGAAGCTGGCCGACTCTGCGGTGATTGCCGCAAAGCTGGCCACTGATGCGGTCACTGAGGCGAAGATCCAGGCAAATGCTGTCACCAGCGCGAAGATTGCCAATGCAGCAGTCACACTGCTGAAGCTCTCAGCTGGCGCCGGCGCTGCTGATCAGGTGCTGTCGACAGATGGCACGCAGCTGGCATGGGTGACGCGGCGACGGTTTCAGGAGACTGGCTCTATCGCGCTCGCAGGCACATTTCCAGAGCTTGGAATCATTCCATCGTGGGCGTCAAGAATCACGATCGTTATTCTTGCTATGTCCACCAATGGATCGGCCCCGCCGAAGATCCTTCTGGGGAACTCAAGTGGTTATCAGCAGACTGGCTATGAAGGCAGAAACGCAACGCTTACAGCAAGCGCAGCTTTGTCTGACGGCTTTTTGCTTGGCGTGAACACCACGGCGTGGAACTCCTCCGTTCTTGCAGCCGGCAAAGTCACGTTAGATCTTATTGAGTCGACGACTAACAACTATCATTGGGTCGCTACAGGGCACCTCGCCGCTTACGACCAAGCGCAGCTCTACTCTGTCGCAGGCAGAAGGTCGGCAACCAACATGGACCGCCTGGCGTTTTACATCAACGGCACGCAACAGTTTGATGCCGGCTACGTAAATGTCATCTACGAAGGATGACCTACTCCTCTTTCTGACCCATGGCCCTTCAACGCATCCCCGGCGCGATGGTGTCGGATTCGACGATCACCGGAGCTGATGTCCAGGACGGCAGCCTCGGCCGCAATGACATGGGCGAGTCGCTGATCCGCCTCGGCGCCCAGCAATCGACCGCCAGTGGCGTCTCCAAGGAGTTCACCGGCATCCCCGCCTGGGCCCGCCGCATCACCCTGTCGCTCTGGTTCGTGTCCACCAATGGCGCCGCCAACATCCTGGTGCAGCTCGGCACCGGCGGCGCACCCACCACATCCGGCTACACCGGCTACAGCGTCTTCTCCTGGGCCAGCGGTGTCGCGCCGGTCTCATCCACCGCCGGCATCCCGATCTTCAACAACGCCGCCGCCTACTCACACTTCGGCCACATCACCTTCACTAACGTCGGTGGCAACAGCTGGGTCGCATCCGGCCAGCTCACAACTGGCGGCACGCAGGGCGCCATCGTCTCCAGCGGCTTCATTGAGCTGGCTGGCGTCCTGGACTACCTCCGCATCGTCACCGCCAATGGCACCGACGCTTTCGATGCTGGCGCTGTCAACATCTCCTGGGAGTAACCAATGGCCGTTCGCAGCAAAACTGGCGTCGCCCGCATCGATCACCAGCCCGGCCCGCCCAAGACCACACGTCAGGGCTATGGCCAGCATTCCCGTCCCCGTCGTCGCGGCCGCAAGCCGCTGCGGGGGCAGGGCCGCTGAGCAGCCCTAGAATCGCCAAGACAGGAGGCTTCCGCCCATGACGACAACCTTCCTCCATGGTGTGGAGGTGCTCCAGATCGACACTGGAGCTCGGCCCATTCAGACCGTGCGCTCCAGCGTGATCGGTCTTATTGGCACCGCGCCTGATGCCGACGCCACCAAGTTTCCTCTCAACACCCCTGTGTTGATCGCGCGCCGCAGCGAAATGGCTGGCCTCGGCGCTGCTGGCACCCTGCAATCGGCGCTTGATCTGATCTACGACCAGGCTGGCGCTGTCGTTGTCGTCGTCCGCGTTGAGCAGGGCGCCGACGAAGCCGCCACCATCAACAACATCCGTGGTGGCATCAACAACGGCACCGGCGCCTATGAAGGCGTCCACGCCTTCCTCGCTGCTGAGAACGAGGTCGGCTTCAGCCCCCGCATCCTTTGCGCTCCTGGCTTTACCCACCAGCGCACCAGCAACGGCATCCTCTCGATCGCCGTGCAGACCCAGGGCTCGGGCTACACCACCGCTCCGGCTGTGACCATCACCGGCGGCGGCGGCACCGGCGCCACCGCAGTTGCAGTGCTGGGCACTGGCAACGATGCCGGCAAGGTCGTGAGCTTCACGATCACCAACCCCGGCAAGGGCTACACCACCAACCCCACCGTCACCATTGCAGCGCCTCCTGCTGGTGGCGTTCAGGCTGTCGCCGGCACCGTCGAGCGCGGGACGGTCCGCTCTGAGGTGCTCGCCGAAATGCTCGGCATCGCTCAGCGTCTCCGCGCGGTGATCATCGCCGACGGCCCCAACACCACTGACGCCGCTGCAATCCAGATCGCCGACGACTTCGGCTCTGATCGCATCTATGTCGTCGACCCCTGGGTGCTGGTGGACGGCTCCAGCGTTCCGTCTTCCCCCGCTGTTGCTGGCCTGATCAACAAGGTCGACAACGAGCGCGGCTTCTGGTGGAGCCCCTCGAACAACGAGATCAACGGCATCGAGGGCACCTCGCGCGCCATCGACTTCACCCTCGGCGACTACACCAGCCGGGCCAACCTGCTGAACGAGGCCAAGATCGCCACCATCGTGCGCGAGCAGGGCTTCCGCCTGTGGGGCAACCGCACCCTGGCCAGCGATCCCAAATACGCTTTCCTCTCCGTGCGCCGCACCGCGGACATGGTGAACGAGTCGATCCTTCGCGGTCACCTGTGGGCCGTCGATCGCTGCATCACCGCCACCTACCTGGAGGAGGTGACCGAAAGCGTGCGCGGTTACCTGCGCAGCCTCAAGGCCCGCGGCGCCATCCTTGGCGGCGATGTCTGGGTTGACCCTGATCTGAACACCCCGGCGACCATCGCCAATGGTCAGGTCTTCTTCGACTTCTCCTTCACTCCGCCATACCCGGCTGAACGGGTGACTTTCCGTTCGCATCTAGTAAATTCTTATGTCGTCGATCTTTTTGCTTGACGACTAGCTAAAGTGATGGCCCGGCGGAGCTGACACTCCCCGGGCCCGACCACCTGAAGCACCAGATGGCATCAGCAAGCATAGAAGCAGTGTGGGGGTACCGCGTCGAACTCGACGGGACCCCCATTTATTTCGGCATTGGGCAGCAAGGCCGCTGGAAGCACGTCGCCCGCGACTGGTGTCACAATCGACCGCTTCGCGACATGTGCCGGAAGCACAGATCAAAGGTCAAAGTACTGCCCACGGCTCGTGCGTTTCACTCGCGTGCAGATGCTCAGGAGTGGGAGCGCGACATGATCGCCTTCTTCGGCCGCCGCGATCTCGGGCATGGGCTGCTGTTCAATTTCACAGACGGCGGCGATGGCCTCAGTTCGGCAGATGCCACCGCCGAAAATCTACGGCGGGTCGCAGCTGGCGCTCACCAGTTTCAGGGTGACCGCAACCCAATGCGCCGACGCAAATTGGCTGGCATCCGCCATCACGCGCAAGACTGGAAGCCCTGGGACAGGCCGCAAACGACAGCCAAGTCGGCAGCCACCTGGGCAATGGCTGATGATCTCTACGCATTCTTCCTGGAGCACCGGCACAAGCAACACGTGCCTTGGCGGTGGAAGCTCGCCATCCCTTCGCGTGATGCTCTCAAGGCAATCGCGCAGTGGTTCCGCACCGGCTGGGTCCCAGAGCAGGATCTAGACTGGCGCGAGTGGGCCCGAGCCTACCGGGCATCAAACCCAACCGGAGAACACACCCATGGCACAAATCCCTCGGGTCCTTAAGAATTTCAGTTTGTTTGTGGATGGGAGGGGCCTTGCTGGCTCCGTCTCCACCCTCACCCTGCCGACGCTCACCACTCAGATGGAGGAGTTTCGCGGCGGGGGCATGGATGCCCCGGTCGACATCGACATGGGCATGGAGAAGCTGGAGACGACCTTCGAGCTGTTCGACTACGACGAAAACATCCTGGCGCTCTACGGCCTGGCCGATGGCGCTGCTACCCAGCTCACTGCTCGTGGCGCTTTGCGCCGTGATGGTGAAGCTGCTGTGCCTGCCGTGGCCAACATGACTGGCGTGGTCAAGGAGTTCGATCCTGGCGACTGGAGCGCTGGCGATCAAGCGACTGCAACCTTCGGGTTGTCGCTGCGCTACTTCAAGCTCACAATCGGCGGCCGTGAGCTGATCGAGATCGACAAGGTGAACATGATCCGCCGGATTGGCGGCGTCGATCAGCTTGAATCCATCCGCACCGCGATCGGCGTCTGATGGCCAGGGATCCACACCCCAACACCGCGAAGATCAACCTCGACTTCCCGATCACCGTGTCGGGCGTCGAGGTGTCGCATCTGATCATGCGCCGGCCAAAGGTCCGGGACTTGATGGCGGCCCAGAAGACGGGTGGCACTGAAGCCGAGATGGGCATCGCGCTGGTGGCGAACCTGTGCGAGATCACTCAGGACGACGTGCTCGAACTCGACAGCCTCGACTGGGATAAGTGCGAGGCGCAGGTCCAGGCTTTCAAGTCGGCCAGGTCTCAGAAGAGCGGCTGAGGCAGGCGATCATCGTCCTGTCGAAGTTGACCGGCTGGGGTCTGGCCGAAGTGCTGGAGCTGGAGGTGGATGATTTCTGGGCCTGGTTCAAGCAGGCCCAGATCGTTGAGACTGAGATCGGCAAACTGCTGGGAGCGAAATGATCGGCGGCGGACCCCAGAAGATCACGATCGAGATTGGCGGCAAGATCGCTGCGTCTCTGGGCCGCTCGCTGAAGGCCGCTCAAATGCAGGTGAGCAGCTTTGGGCGCAACACTGCTCGCACCATGAACGATGCCGCCCTGGCGGGCCGCAAGGGTTTCAAGGGCATGTTCGACAATGCGCTCTGGCAGCAGGCGGCGGCCGGCGCAGCGGGCTTTGGGCTGGCGATTGCCCATAGCGTCAAGTCAGCGGCGACGTTTGAGCAGTCACTCACGGACATCAGCAAGACGGCCAACCTGGGGGCAGCAGAGACGAAGACCCTGGGCGCCGAGATCCTGAAGCTCACTGCGGCCAACAAGACCAACCAATCCGCAGAAAAGTTGGCTGCAGGGATCAAGACCTTGGTCGGCAGCGGCTTGTCTTTGAAAGAAGCGCAAGCCGCCATCCTCGGCATCGGTCGTGTAGCGACGGCCACGGGCAGCGACATCACCGAGGTGGCTGACACAAGTTACCAGCTGATGCAGAACCTGAAGGTTCGCGCTCAGGACGTTGGCAAGACGTTTGAGGTTCTGGCTGCTGCGGGCAAAGAGGGCAGCTTCGAGCTGAAGGACATGGCTCGTGAGTTCCCGAAAGTCGCGTCTTCGGCGCAGAAGTTGGGAATCAGCGGGACTCAGGGCGCCGCCAGCCTCGCCGCGATGCTGCAGGTGGTGCGTCGTGGTGCGTCTGACTCCAGCACTGCGGCAAACAACCTGGTGAACTTGATGGAGAAGATCACCGGCAAGGATGCGGTGAAAAACTTCGCCAAGTACGGGGTCAACATCGAGAACGTGGTAAAGAACGCGCAGAAAAACGGACTGGATCCTTTGGAAGAATCGATCAAGGTCATCCAGAAGATCACGAAGGGCGACCCATTCAAAATCAACGATCTGTTCGGCGACATGCAAGTAAAGGCAGCCCTGGCGCCGCTGCTAAAAGACTTCAAAGATTTCCAGGCCATCCGTGATCGAGCGCTGCGGTCCAATGGCGTGATCGACAAGGACTACGCAAAGCAGTTGGACACGTTCACCGGACGGATAGACAGCTTCCGCAATGCGACGGATCGGCTGTCAATTTCGGTGGGCAACGGTCTTCTGCCGGTGCTGACGAAGATGAGCATTGCCCTGACGCCGCTTGCGGAAGGGATCGCCAACTTCGTGTCACAGCATCCCCGTATGGCAACAGGGATCACACTGATCGGCGGCCTGGTGGCCGGCCTGGTGGTCGCGCTGCCGATCATCGCTGGTGTGATCAGCGCGATCGGCACCATCGGCACTGCCATCGGCGCTCTCACTACAGCCTTTCCTGTGCTGGCTGGCATTGGCACCGTGATCGCTGTGGCGGCCGGCCCGATCACCGCAATCATTGCGGGCGTCGTGCTGCTGGGTGTCGCGATCTACTCACTCATCAAGAACTGGAACGCGGTCTCGAACGCAGGCGTACGTGCTGGATGGCAGATCAGGGCCGTCTGGGACAAGTTCGCCACCTGGATCAGCGGCGT